AGTCGGCCTTTGATAAATTCCACATCGGCATTTGGTAGCACTATTTCATGAAACCATTTTGTGTCAGTCCTGGCTGGCAGAAGCATCACCACTAGATCGTAATGCTGCGATGCTTTTAACACCCAGTCCTTGATGCCTCGACCATAAGGCGGGTTGCACCACACATGGCCATTCCAGTCAGCTGTGAGGCCGTCACGCTTTGATTCATCGGGATGGTCTAGCCCTAGCCACTCATCGCATAGGTGATTGGTCAGACTAGCTGCCACATCGATGTCAAAGTCATGTTGTGCATCTAGCTGCTTAAATAGCTCGATAGGGGTAGCCCAGTCATCAGTCAGGCTTTGTGGCATATAGGCGCTCACTGATGCCCCCATCCGTCACCCTTGAAATGTATGGGTGTTGCCTGATACACCCTTTCCATAATGATCGTGCAGTTATCGCAATTTGGAATTGGATAAATGTCATTGATGCCAGCCGATACATTCTTAACCTGGCTACACATTCCACATCTGAACTCATAAATCGGCATGGTATGCAGTCTCCTTATCAAGTACGGCAACGCCCATCACACCGCAGCTGTTGCACTGGATCACTTCTACATATTTAGGCAAGGTATCTGTTACCTTGCAAATTGTCTGTGTGGTCAGCTTCTTTTCAACCCTGCACTCATATTTGATTTGCATAGATTGACCTTGAGAAGTTAGCCATTGGGTGCAGGTCTGCCTGGCCTATCCACCAGCTTCCATCGCTGCGCTGATGTGACGGCCTACGAGCTACAGCCACAGGAATCCAGCCGCAGACATAGTATTTTGGCATCGATCCTGTGACCAGGATTGCGATGTCTTCCTTGCGGTCAAGCTCTGAAAGTATCAATGAGCCATCCTGCCACTTTGTCCATTTGACCTCGATATTGTTACCGACATCAGCTAGATTCTTGTAGTTCGATGCTTCTAGGTCGATGGGCTTTCTAAAGTATTTGGCTACTGCAACCTCTGCGCCATAGGCTTCACTTTGTTGCATGACAAATGCTGGGAAGTTTAACCGCTCTCTATCATGCTGATGATTCCGCTTGATAGTCACGCCTTCCCACTGCGGGATATAGTCTATTGCACGCCTTAGCCCGGCCTTTGTGACCGCGACCTGCGTGGCGTTATCTAAATCAATGCGGATCATAGGTGATTCCTATCTTCGCATTTTTTGCATATCCATTGAACTAGGCCATCATCGCGTGTGTATTCATTACACATCACATCGTCATCACATAAATCGCAATTTGTGTATCCCCATGAACCTGCCTGGATAATGTATTTATGGCTCATTTGCAGTCCTCGCAAAGCCAAATCAAATCGATCCCATTGGCTTTTACATAGTAACCAGTTGCCAAAGGCTTATGGCGTACACATTCATCGCAGATTTCATGTTCTCCAGGCTTGAAAATCTCTACATATCCCATCAGATACGCTGCTTCCACTTGCCATCGCTACCTAGCACCATCCACTGTGGTGGACATTGCTGGGCTTTGGTCTTTTCTGTGCAGAAATACGCACCCCAGGCTTTTCCGTTCTTATCGCCTTCTTTCCAAATCATGTGGCCATGCTTACAGATAGGCGCTTCAGCTTGTAGCTCACCGCCCAGTTCATCCTTGATTTGGTCTACAGCTGCCTTCACTGTGGTGAAGCCATCTTCCCAAATTGGCTTAGCCCAGGGATCGTCCTCGACAAATGCTTTTGGCATAGTCTCGACCTGCTCCATATTTTCCAAACTAGGTTTGGTGTCTGTGCCTAGTACCACGCTGCAAGCCCTGCCTATTGCGCTTGAAACTGTATCTTCCACATACCATCTTTTCATTTGGACATTAAATGCGCCCACCATGCCATGTGCGTAGTCGATAGCGGCTGGCTCTTTGTCCTCATAATGGCGATAAATGCGGCACTCGATGAGGATGTAACCCTTTTCAGGATTCCAGTCGATGATTGATGTGTGAATTTTATTCTTAGGCCAGGTGGCGTGCAGTCTCTGAACCTTCTGATTTACTGTCTCGTAATTGTCCAGGAATCCCATTAGCGCACCGCCTTTCGAGCTGCGATTTTGCCTCTGATAAATCCTTCGCGCTTGCCTTCTTTGAGGCCTGCGGTGTAACCGAATGTAAAGCCGATTGCAACGCCTATCAGTAGCCACATAGCCACTTCACCGATTGAGTACATGATTGCTCCCGTTCAGGGAACTACTGTGCTTCGCTCCCTGCCATAACTGTGAAGCAAAGCTGTGACAAGGTCAAGATTCCTGCGTATCGTTGGGCGTGTCGGCTCGCTTTTCGGCCTTATCCTTTAAGCCATTTGATGCCAGCACCGAGCCAAGTGCGCCTGTGAGGAATACTGTCAGAGTGGTTAGAAGCTCGATAAATGCACGATCGTTGGGCGCTTGTGCGCCGATTGGCTGTGTCACAAATATGAGCGCGTACAGCATCCCCATCACTGATACTGCAAAGACCAAAGCCAGGCATACGCCGATGAATACGATTAAGCGGGCTTTGAGCTGCTCATTGCTTAGTCTGCGGCTGTTCCTGGGTGTCAATTTCATCTCCAAATAAGTCTTGAGTGCAGACTCCCGTACTAACACACTCTGGCGGATTACATTCAGGCTTTTGCCAGTTCTCGAATTCCTGGCACGGATACCTAACCCATCCATCGTATTGACCACACGCAGATAGCCCTATCGAAAGCGATAACCATAGGGCTACCTGTTGTAGCTTTCGGGTCACTTCCCCTTAACACCGAAACTTGAGTCATTTGGATTCAGCCAACGCATGATGACTGGAAGTACAGCTGCAAGGCCTGCGCTAGCAATTGCCTTTGGGTCGGTGACTCCAGCCATGTAGACGGCCACCGCAGCTGCTAGGAATGAGCGCGCCCATGAGGCCGCCATAGGTTTGATTTGGTTCATTTCTTCTCCTTCTTCTTCAGAATGGTTTTCTTTGGTTTAGCCTTGATGACCACCGCTGGGTATTCACCCTTGAATGGCACATACTTAGGCCGACCAAATCCCACGATCTCTTTGCCGATGGTGCGCTGCTTAATCATCACCATGCCGCCATTGCGTTGATCGCCAGTTCCTGATGTGTTGCCTTCGATGCAAGTAATGACCTTGCCATCGATTGCTGCCACGATGCCCACATGACTGATGCGGTCTACGCCATCATGCGGGAAGTCCATGAACGCCAAATCGCCCAGCTGTGGTGTCTCATTCCAGCGGCCAATGTCCTTAAATTTGTGTGCGCCTGTAGCTGTGCTAACTACCGATGGCGCTTTGACTCCAGCTTGTGCCAGCACCCAGTTGCAGAATGAACCGCACCAGGGTAGGCCATTGGTCTTTGTGAATTCTCCATACTTGGTCAGATTGTCAGGCACTTCGACATAGCCAACCTCACCCAAAGCGATTGCAATTGCCTGGGGTGCTGTGCCAACTGGGTATGTCATACGCGTAGGGCTGCAATTTCTTCAGCTGTAAGGCCAATCGCTTCTAACTTTGACACTGCCGATGCCGCTGCTGCGGCCTTTTGTTCTTTTGCCGCAATTTCAGCTAACACTGGAGCTATCAAAGCCTCATGCTCTGCAATTTCTTCTGCGGTCATTGGTCGGTCAATGATTTCATTTGTTTCTGTATTGTGGATTCTTATCATTGGGTTTGGCATTATTTCACTCCATATATCTTGACTGTTCCACCCGCCCAAGTACCCCCGGCGGCACTTGTAAAGCGCAATGATGTTATTGCAGAATTGTTTGACCACGTTCCACCTGATTGCATTAAAACTCCGGCACTATTATATGAGCCATAAAATCTAATTGGCTTATAGTTTGTAGTGGAAGCAAAATTATCAATTTCAAGCACCCAAGCATTATTTGCATCAGTACGAGTAACCGCATTTGGAACACCAATTTCGGCTGTGTTATCAAGTGAGTTTGTACCGCCTGATCGCTTGGCAATAATGGTGTTGCCAAGCCCACCTGTGGCATTTGGATAAATCTGTAAATATCCATCAGCTGTGTTATTCGTAGTACCAAAAATTTGGATGTGAAGACCCACATATCCATTATTTGTAATTGAAATGTCGGTGTTTGTGCCTGATAGCGTGGTGGTCGATAGCAATGTCATGCCGCCGCCACTTGAACCCCATGCCAAACCAGTAGCGGTCGTTGAATCAGCAACCAAAACTTGTCCATTTGTACCAACTGCAAGACGTGCAGGGGTATCGGCAGCTGTGGCAGTGATTAAATCGCCTTTTGCATCTACGATTGCGTTTTGAATTGCATTTGAGTCATCTTGAGCGACCCAAATAAAATCCATGTCTGTTCCACTATTTTTTGCAAGAACTTGGCCAGTCGTGCCGCCTTTAAGATCGACCATCGATGTATCAACGCCGCCCAAAGCTGTGCGAATTGCGGCCGCGCCATCTTTAACGAGGTCGGTGTCCGAAGGTACTGTCCACCCAAAATTTGTCGTTGTCGTTGCCATATATGCTCCTTATGCCACGATAATGGCTTGATTCCACTCAAGTGTATTGTTTATTGTGTTCCATGTCTCTGCGACACTTACATCATCCCATTGCATTGATTGCAAGCTGAAGGCTGTAGGTGACACATTTAAGGTGATGTCTAGGCGGTTGTATCCAGCCCTGAAAGTCCAGCCCTCGACAAATCCCTCAAATCTTCCATCGACCATATTGGCTGGCAAATCGGTGATGTCCACAGCCATGCCCATAAACACATTCAGAAGTGAATCGCGGTCGCTGTCATCAAGTTCAGCATTGCCCAGGGTGAAGGTAATCGACTCAAATACATCTTGTGGGTAGGCGCGGATTCCTAGATAAAATTCTGCCTGGGCTTCTGCATCATAACCATGCTCAAGTGATGTGCTGATGTTTTCGGCCTGCGATCCATATTGGTCAATTGAAGATTGGTCTAGGGCTGACTCTTGCTGGCCGTTTTTATAGGTAATGGTCACGCTATTGCGCAAATCGCCCAGGCGGCGAATAGTGCGAATCCCACGCGATAGGGCGTGGTTGCCGCTTAGCATTGTGTAACCATTGTCGCTCAAATAACTACTGCGGTGGGTTGAGTCTGCATAACCGATGCGGCCTTGAGCATCCTCAAATAAATAGCCCAGGCCTGAAGTGGCCAAAGCTGCCACAAGCGAATACATATCAGTGGTGGAGCTTGAACGCGCTGCCAGCTCATAATTGCCAGGGCGGTCGATTTCGCCCAGGCCTGAATTTTCTGCATTTGCCCAGGTAGTTGCAGGATCATAGGTTGCCCAGGTCAGAGCCGCTGGCACTTCTGCCCAGGTGCTAAATAGGGCAGCGCTTAGAATTGTGTAAATCTGATTGCCATCAAAATCTTTTGCCAGTACGCCCTGGGTCAGCGTTTTGGTCAATTTGGCCAGTGATCCTAAAGCTGTGATTCGGATTGATTCATTGATGCCACCTGTACCAGTTGAAATGATTTCAACCTGGCAATCAGTAACACTGCCGCCAAAGATATTAACAAATGTGCCTGTGGAATCTTTGACCTGGATTGATAACCCATCATTGACATCAATGGTGATGGGGGTCAAATCTAGGTTAATAATTTCAATGCTGGCATATCCAGCGCGGGGCTGGCTATAAATATCTGTGCGGCCTGATACCACTGTCAAAGTGGACAGCGTGACATTTGTGTAATCCACGCCGTTGATTTGTAATTGCCATTCGGGTGTCCACTGGGTCATAGCTTGTACGCCTGCGCCCCTAGACCACCGCGATAATATGAAGTGTTGATGACATCGACCACCGCACGCGCTACGCCTTCAGGATCACCAGCCACGCCGATGTTCACATTGTTGGTCACATAGCTTGCAGGTGCGCCACCCAGGGTGGCAGTAGGCGTAAAGGTTTCAGGTCGGTATCCCGCAGGTGCGCCACCGATAGTCACTGTAGGTACGAGTGCCTGCGCCCTTGCAGCTGAAGCCGATGCCGCCGCAGCTCCTGATGATGCACCGCTAACTGATGGCATCGACATTGATGGAGCGGATGGGATAGAAGGTGCTGATACTGATGCGCTGGAGATTGATGGGGTGTTGAGTGTTGGCTTGTTAATTGTCGGAATGTTAGGCAAAAGCGGCACTGCGTTATAGGCGCGGATAAGAGCATTGATTCCATCGATCGCGCCGCCGATAAGGAAGTTGATGGCTTTGATGACTCCAGCGATTACATCAATGACACCGCCTGCAATTTTGCCGACTACCTGGAGCGCCCCGCCTAATACTGTGCCGATAACTGGCGCAAGGTACTGGGCGATGTAGCCGCCGAATTCCTTGAATGTGTTCAGGTTATCGCCGATGGCATTTTTTACATATCCAAATGCTTTAAGTAGCCCATTAATGATTGGCGTAAATACATTGACGATGATGTTGCCCAGGGTAGTGATTGCTCCACCGATGCCGCCTTTGTCTAGGCCAAAGCCATTGGACATTGCATTGATTGCGGGCAGTGCAATTTGGTTGATGAACTTCATTAGCTTTTCCAGGATAGGCAAAAGCGCAAAGCCGATTGTCTCTTTGGCTTCATCGAAAGCAATTTGCATCCTGGCGATACGGCCTGCATAGGTGTCAGCATTTGCCGCAGCTGCGCCACCAAATAAATCTGTCAGTCTGCCCTGGACATCAGTAAATGACATGGTCTTAAGTTCGGCAGCTGATAGGCCGATGCCTAATCTGCCCAGTGCTGTGGTGTTGCCGTCATAGGCTTTGCCCAGGCTATTGGCTACCGCTTCGAGTGGCTTGCCTGTCGCTGTCGATACATCCATTGCGATCTTGAGTAAATCCTGCGCCTTTTTGACATCGCCTGTTGATAGCGCAAGGCGCTGCAAGGCTGGGCGCAGTTCATCATCTGCCACACCAGTGGCCAAAGATTGCTGCAAGATAAACTGTTCAGTGGCGGCAATTGCGCCCTCTGTAGCCCCTGTGGCGTTCTTTAGAGCCAGGGCAAGCTGTGTCTGTGCCTTTTCATCCTCGATGGCGGCTTTGACCCCATCCACGCCGATTTTGATGGCATAAGCGCCAGCGGCTGCGGCAGCTGCAACTAGGGCAGCACCGACTACCTTGCCAGCCTTTGATACCTTATCGCCAAAAGTCTCCACATCAGCTGTGGCGGCTTTGAGTGACTTATTGAGGTTATCTACATCGCCGAGTATGGATAGCTTGAGCGTTCTACTTCCTGCCATTAATCGAACCTCTTAACTATCTCGGAGAATCCTTCTTCCCACCTCTTCACGATGTCAGGCTGAATACTGCGCAAAGTTGGATATATCCACCATCCACGCGAACCGCGACCCTCACGACCACTCCATACTGGGAACTGCTTATACTTATTCGACCCAAATTCTGCCCCGCCCCAAAGGTCGCGTGTGGTTGCACCACCGCTGAATTTCTGCGCCGCGAAGCCGTATGAGATTTCGCCGAACTTGGATGATTTAGATACTTTTGAGCCGTCAGCGATTCGAGACGATACCTTTGGGATGGATCGTGCGTTGCGTGATGCACTCTTAACCTTATCCGATACAAATTCAGCGAGTGCGTTTGACTTGCTTTTGGCTTGGTCAAGTGCTTCCTCATCCATAGCCTTAAAGGATCGAGCGATGGCACGCAGTTCAGCTTTGTCATAGCTGATTCCCTCACTTGCCATCGGCTCGCCTCTCTAATATCTCCAGCGCTGTGATTACATCTTCAGCACTTACAAATTCGCTAGTCGGTAATCCTGTCGCGATTGCCAAATCCCAAAGGGTTCGGCTTAGGCTTCCGACTGGGTAACTTTTGGGTCAGAGTTACCGACCTCGACATTTGCGACTGTTTCAGTCCATACATCGATTGGCTTTACAGGCTTCCCAGCTGCTTCGCGCTTCATGGCGTGATACGCCAGGAATATCAGGTCAGATAGCCCTATCTTTTCCTGCGCTTGGCTGATGATGTTGCCCGTACTCTTTTCCCACTTCACCCATTCAGGTGGGGCTGCCACAAATGTGGCAACCTCGCCCGAATTGAATTCAATTGTTATTGGTAGTTTCATTTTTGCTCCCGTTTCTTTTTTTAGCTAAATGTCTCGGTTGGTGTTCCTA